AGCGCCGCCACGAAAAAGGATCAAGCCATGATCCTGTTCCGTGACGCTGTTGCGATGGTGGATCAATCGCCTGAGCTATCCAAGCGCCTGCAAAAGAGCGGCACCGGGGAAAGGTGCTGGAACCTTGCCTATATGGCCCAAGGCGCGTTTTTCCGGCCCATCAGTAGTGACGATGGCCAATCAGGCCCACGGCCCCACATCGGCCTGATTGACGAACTGCACGAACACAAGACAAACACTGTCGTGGAAATGATGCGGGCCGGTACAAAAAGCCGACGCCAGGCCATGATTTTTATGATTACCAATGCGGGGCACAACCGCATGGGGCCGTGCTGGGGATATCACGAGTACGGCGCGAAGGTGGCATCTGGCGAGGTGGAAGACGACGCGTTTTTCCCTTACGTCTGTTCGCTAGATGAGCAGGATGACCCTTTCGCTGACGAATCGTGCTGGCCGAAGGCTAACCCGTCATTGCAGGATGCCGACCTGCCGGGCATGAAGTACATCCGGGAGCAGGTGGTCGAGGCGAAGGGCATGCCCTCCAAGGAGGCCATTGTCCGGCGCCTGAACTTCTGCCAGTGGACAGATGCCGAAAGCCCGTGGATCAGCGGCGAAGTGTGGCGCGGGGCACAGCGGGATTTTGACTGGCAGGACTTGCGCGGCCGCCGTGCGGTGGCGGGGCTTGATCTTTCCAGCACCACCGACCTGACCGGCATGGTGTTCCTTGTCGAACCCATCGAGGCCGGCGAGCCGTGGCTGCTGGTGCCGTTTGCCTGGCTGCCGGACGTGGAATTGCAGCGCAAGGCAGACACCGACCGCGTGCCCTACATCCAGTGGCGCGCAGAAGGGTATCTGGACACCACGCCGGGCAGGGCTATCAGCAAGCGGGTCATTCTGCAAAAGCTGTCGGCCATGTGCGACTTCTTCGAGATCGTCGCCGTGGGCTACGACCGCTGGCGCATCGAAGATTTAATGGCGCTTGCTGCTGATGACGGCATCAGCCTGCCCGAAATGAAGCCGGTAGGGCAGGGCTACAAAGACTTCAGCCCGGCGCTGGAAACATTCGAGCGCATGTTGCTGAACGGCGAGATCGCCCACCCAGGCCACAAGGTGATGGACTGGTGCATGAGCAACGCAGTAATTGAGCAAGACGGCGCGGAAAACCGCAAGCTGTCCAAGGAAAAAGCGACGGGCCGGATTGACTTGGCCGTAGCTGCTGTGATGGCGGCGGGGTTGGTGAATCAGCAGCTTGTTTCTGACGAAATCACACAAGGCTTTGTAGAACTCTAATGAGCATCTTTTCTAAATTGGCTGGCTTGTTCAAGTCGGGCAAGGGAGAGTTGCGCCCGCAGAATCTCTCGTACAGCGATGCAGTCATGGATGCGTTCGGCGTGCAGCCTGCGGCCGCTGGCCAGTCAGTTACCCCGCAATCAGCCATGCGCGTGGCTGCGGCTTTCGCCTGCGTTCGCGTTATTGCCGGTGGCATTTCGACGCTTCCAATCCATGCGTACCTGACGGACGGCGACATCAAGTCGCGCATGCCGCGTGACGATCTCTGGTACAAGCTCAACGAACAGCCGTCATCGCAGTACACTGCCGCCAGCCACTGGGAAGGCGTCAGCATGGCGCAATTGTTGCGCGGCGATGCTTATACATGGATTCGTCGGGCAACAAACAACAGCATCAAAGAGCTTCTCCCTCTGCCGTGGGGCTGTGTCAGTCCTATGCGTATGCCTGATGGCAGCGTGCGTTACTACATCAGCCTGCCGGAATTCGGTATCAGCACGTGGCTGGAGCCATCAGAGGTGTTGCACTTCCCCGGCTTTGGCTTCGACGGCTTGAAATCCATGTCCGTCATCCAATACGCCGCGCGCAACGCCACCGGCAACGCGCTGGCCATGGACGAATACAGCGGCAAGTTTTTTGCCAATGGCGCGCACCCAAGCATCACGCTGCAGGCGCCAAACAAGATGAACCCGGAGCAGGTTGCGCTACTGCAGGCCGCGTTTGCCAAAAAATACTCAGGATCTGACAACTTCCACCGACTCCCGCTGGTGCTCACTGAGGGCATCACCGCCAAAGAACTGAGCCTGAGCGCAGAAGATTCGCAGTTACTGGAGGCGCGAAAGTTTCAGGTAATAGACATCGCTCGCGCATTCGGCGTTCCGCCGCACATGATCGGCGAGACATCCGCATCCACTAGCTGGGGTAGCGGCATCGAATCGATGAGCCGTGGCTTTGTCACCTACACACTGCAGCCTCACCTGGTCCGCATCGAGCAAGAGCTGAACCGCAAACTGTTCCCCCGCGATACCGGAAAATTCCTGCAATTTGACCGCGATGCGCTGATTGAGGGCGATAGCAAGGCGCAGGCTGAATACAACCGCGCCGCACTCGGCGGGCCTGGCACTGGTCAGGGCTGGCTTACAGTCAACGAGGTACGCAAATCCAAAGGGCTGGCTCCGGTTGATGGTGGCGATGTCATCTTCGATCCGCGCAACGTCCAGGCTGCCACACAAGGGGCAACACCATGAACAAACTTCTACGCCTGATTATCGACAACAAGGCCGATAAGCCGCGCCCGCTCAATGCCAGCAAATCTGGCGATACTGCAAGCATCTACGTGTACGACGTTATCAGCGCTGATTGGGGCGTATCGGCTCTGTCCGTTATCGATGCAATCAACCAGGCTGGCGACAGCAAAACACTTAATATCCACATCAACAGCCCCGGCGGGGACGTGTTCGAGGGCCGCGCCATCATGGCGGCTATCTCGGCATTTCGTGGCAAGACCGTCGCCAAGATAGATAGCCTGTGCGCTTCCGCAGCAACCAGCATCGCGCTGGCGTGTGATGAGGTGGAAATGGCCGATGGCGCCGCGTTCATGATCCACAACGCCCACGGCATGGCATACGGCGATAAGGCCGATCTGCGCCACACGGCTGACGTGATGGAGAAGATCGAAGGCTCCATCGTCAACGACTACACCGCCAAAACCGGCATGAGCGAGGAAGAAGTCCGCTCCTTGATGGATGCCGAAACGTGGTACACGGCCAATGAAGCACTGGATGCCGGCTTTATTGATCGAGTGACCAGCAAGAGCACCACTAAAAACACCTGGAACCTGTCGGCATTCGCCAACGCGCCGAAGCCTGATCCAGATCCACCAGAAGAAACCATCGAACCAACAGAACCCGCTCCGGCGGGTTTTTTTATGTCCGCAGCAAACGCTAATCGACTGCGACTCGCCCAGATTGCCTAGCGCTTCTCGCGCAGCAAACCGCGCAGGGCCGGACGCCCTGAACAGACCCGCCACTGAGCGGGTTTTTTCATTTCTGAAAGGGTCAAAATGACCAATATCACCGCACTGCGCGAGAAAATTGCCGAACTCGCAAAAACCGCAAACCATCAGATTGCTGAAAAAGGCGACCAAATCTGGACGAAGGAAGAGCAGGCATCGTTCGATAACATCGCCAGCCAGATCGAAGCCGCCAAAGCGCAGATCGATTCGATTGAGCGCATGCGCAACCTGGATGCTGACAAGTTCTTCGAGAACGCAGTCGGCGGCAAGAAGCCTGATGGCGAAACCATCAATGCGCTGGATGCTGTCGCCCTGTATCTGCGCCACGGCAACAACGTGACCGCTGAGCAAGCCGTCGCCATTCGCAACGCCATGTCCACCACTACCACCACCGAAGGCGGCTACACCGTGCCATCGGAAGTGGCGTCGATGGTAATTGATAAGCTCAATGCTTACGGCGGCATGCGCGAAGTGGCCAGTATCCTGAATACATCCACCGGAGTGGCAATGAACTGGCCGACATCGGACGGCACTGCAGACGTTGGCGCAATCGTTGGCCAGAACACGGCAGTGAATGCGGCCGATATCACCTTCGGCACCATCGCCATGAACGTGTTTTATTACACGTCCAACAAGATCGCACTGCCGCTGGAGCTGATCCAAGACAGCGCCATCGATGTTGTCGGCTACGTGGTTGACCGCCTGTCCACTCGTATCGCCCGCATCCAGAACACCCACTTCACCACCGGCGGCGGCACTACCGTTCCCGATGGCGTGATTCCGAAAGCTGGCACCGGCAAGACAGGCACCACTGGCCAGACCCTGACCGTCATCTATGACGATCTGGTAGACCTGAAGCACTCTGTCAACCGAGCGTACCGCGCCAATGCCCGTTTCATGATGAACGACCTGAGCGTTGCCGTAGTGTCGAAGCTGAAAGACACCACCGGCCGGCCGATCTGGGTGCCTGCGGTGACAGCCGGCGCACCTGACACACTGCTTGGTTATCCATTAGCCATCAATGATGACGTGGCAGTGATGGCAGCCAACGCCAAATCCATCGCCTTCGGTGATTTCAGCAAGTACACCATCCGCGACGTGAGCGGCACCACCGTTCTGCGCCGCTTCGATGATTCGGCTTTCGCGCTGGCCAATCAAGTGGGCTTCTGCGGCTGGACACGTTCCGGCGGCAACCTGCTGGATACCGCTGCTGTCAAGGTATACCAAAATTCTGCAAGTTAATGCCACCTAATCAACAAACCATCACCCCGCTTCGGCGGGGTTTTTTCTGGAGCCGATATGGCACGCACTAAACAGAACGAAGCCGAATCGGTTGCAGAAAAATCCGGTCGCGCACTGGTTGATATTCCTGCGCACGATCTGAAGTCTGGAGACTATGCGACGCTTCCAGCCTCTGCCGCTGACGAGCTTGCTGCCATCGGCGCGTTTGATCTTCTGGCGAAAAAACCATGCTGACAAAAATTGCGGCTCCGGCAGCAGAGCCGCTGACGCTGGCAGAGGCCAAGCTGCATCTGCGTGTTGATGCGGACATCACCGACGACGACAGCCTGATTTCCGCGCTGATCGTCACTGCCCGCCAGCAGGCGGAGCATCGCACCGGGCGGGCCATGGTCACGCAGCAATGGCGCTACTCAGTTGACACGTTCCCGGCTGATTCGCTGGAGCTGCCGCTGCCGAAACTGCAGTCGGTGCAGTCCGTCAGCTATCTCGACAACAACGGCACGCGCCAGACGCTGGCGAATACCGAATATGACGTAATCACCGACGAACTGGTTGGCCGCATTATCCCGGCCTACGGCAAAAGCCGGCCGTCTTGCCGCGAGCATCCCGGCTCTGTGCGGGTGGATTACACATGCGGCTATGGTGCCGCTGTCGACGTGCCGCAGTCGATCAAGGCATGGATGCTGCTGGCTATTGCCACTTGGTACGAAAACCGCGAAGCACTGACAGCCGGCCAGCCGGTTGCCGAACTGCCGCGGTGTTTCTGGGAAGGTTTGCTCGATCCGTTCTGGGTGCCGGGGGTGTGATGTGATTGGCAGACTCAACACCCGCATCGCCCTGATCGGACGTGGCAGCGGCGAGGATGCACTAGGCCAGCCCGTCGAAACATGGATCGAGTTCGGCAAGGCGTGGGCGGATGTGCGCTTTATTAGCGGCATCGAAACCATTAAGGCGGGCCGCGAAACATCCACATCGAAATGCAGCGCCAGAATGCGGATGAATCAGCTCATCACCCGCGACATGCGCATCGGCATCGGCGAAGTCACTTACAAGATCGTGGACATCATCCCGGACATGAAAACCCGTGCTTACATGACACTGATCTGTGAGGTGGCGCTGTGAGTGCTCGCATCAAGGTCGATATCGCCGGCTTCAAGCAGCAATTGCAGTCTACCGCCGACAAAATGAACCAGGCCACCCGGCCAGCCGCGCAGGCTGGGGCGCAGATTATTTACGAGCGGGCCAAAGCGCTGGTACCCGTTTCGAGCGCGGCACATATGTTCCACGGTTCGCACGCGATCTATGGGCCGTACCGACCCGGCACGCTGCGCAACTCGATTTATCAGGTGTTCAGCAAAGACAACAGCTTTCGTGACGTGAGCACCTATCACGTCAGCTGGAACGCAGACAAGGCGCCCTATGGCGCCATGGTGGAATTTGGCACCAGCAAGGCGCCCGCGCATTCGTTCATTCGCCGCGCCGTTGCTGAGACTAGAAGGCAGGTCCGCGAGGCAATCAAGCAGCGGTTTATCGAAGAGGTCAACGGGTCATGAGCATGGAATCCGATCTGGTTGCGCTGCTGAAAACCATCTGCCCGCGTGTGTTTCCGGATGTTGCACCAGAGACAACTGCAAAACCATATATCACTTGGCAAGGATTGGGCGGCGAAACAGCCCGCTTTGTCGATAACACCGCTGCCGACAAGCGCAACACGCTGATGCAGGTCAACGTCTGGAGCACCACCCGCGCCGAGTCGCTGGCCATGATTCGCAGCATCGAAGATGCCATGTGCGCCTCTGCTGCGTTCCTGGCTAAGCCAGGAGGCGAGGCGTTATCCACTTACGAACCAGA